CATTTATAGAAACTTACTTAAGACAAATCTTGCGTAACTTTTATGAACGAAAAAAAATATCCTTGTTTAATCACCAAGAAAATCTCCGAGCTTTCACCAGCAAAATACAATCCTCGGACGATCTCTTCCGACTCATTGGGCAGGCTCACAAAATCCTTAAGCGAGCTTGGGAATCTTCAACCGATCACTTGGAACGCCAAGACCGGCAACATCGTGGGAGGCCACCAAAGGCTAAAGTGCTATTCGGCACTTGGGAAAGAAGAGGTCGAGGTGTGGGCGGTGTGGTTGGATGAACACAAGGAGAAGGCCGCCAACATCGCATTGAACAAATTAAGTGGAGAGTTCGATATGCCTTCACTCAAAGACATCTTTGAAGATTTGGATACTGGCGAGATTGATTTAGATATTACTGGCTTTGGAGAAGCGGAGATTGCGGAGATGATGGAAGCGACCAAGCCAGAGGGTGATGATGATGAAATGGGAGAGAAGTGCTTGGCTTGTGGGAAGCCCTTGTGAGAAATGATTCAACAAAAAGAGCTATGCGAGAAATGGGGGCTAGTAAAGAGCGAAATCTCAAAGCTAGTCAAGAGAGGTATGCCCCTTACAAGCGTAGCCGATGCAGAGCGTTGGAAAATTGCCAATCAAAAGAATCCAAGCAGGGCGAGGCCGATCTTATCAGCATCAGCGAACTTATCAGAGACATCAGACAACTTGGATGCAGAGTCGATCAAATTGGAAAATCCGCTTGGACGATTACACCGAGCGAGGAGAGCCGAGGTAGTTGCCTACTCATTAGTTCAGAGGGCGGCCAACGAGAAAAACCCAGTCGCAATGAGGGCGGCGGTGCAAGGATGGGGCGAAGCAAAAAAGCGAGTTGCAGAAGCAGAAATGGAACACGCTCGATGGGAAGAGGTGAGCCGAGTCACAGTTCGGATGGGGGAAGTGCAGGAATGGATAACGAAGTGGCACGGAGCAATCAGATCGCTTCTGGATGCCCTTCCTTCGAGCCTAGCGGCCAGAGCAAACCCATCAGACCCAGAGTGTGCAAAGCAAGCCATTCAAGACGGAATCAATCAAATCTTCGTTACTATTCAGAAAGCAGAGGGGGCGTTTAAGTGATGCTAGGATTAAAAATAGGGGTTGGGATAGTGCTTGGAATCGTGCTACTCAATGTGGCGTTCTGGGCTTGCATTATTCTTGCCTATCTACTCGCTACTTTATTTGAGTGCATCGGGAAGTGGATAAACAAGTGAATGAATGTTTCCTTGTCATCCTTGCCACGCTTGGTTTGCTAGGATTGATTCTGCCCTTCTTTGACGAATGAAACGCTCGCCCCTCAAGCGCAAAACCCCACTCAAGCGAGGGGGCAAACTACGCCGAGTGTCTGCCAAGAGACGAAAACAAAACGAGGTCTATTCTGATGTGCGAGAGAAGTTTCTAGGCAACACGCCAGTCTGCCAAGTTTGCCAGAGCAAGATGGCTAGCCAAGTTCACCATAGGCGAGGGAGGTTTGGGGACAGGCTCAACGAGGTGGAGTTTTTCTTGGCGGTTTGCTTTGATTGCCATCATAAAATCCACATGAACCCAGCGTGGGCGTATGCAAAAGATTATCTGGTTAAGAGATGAACATCGGGGCGTTCAGCCGTAGTTTCTTTGAGCCAAGAGAACAACTATCAATCCCAGAATGGGCAGAGAAAAACCTTACGCTCTCGGCAAGGGTAACGAACATACCCGGAGCTTATTCGACAACCCTCACGCCCTATGTTCGTGAACCACTAGAGGCTTTTGGTGATGATTCGATTCGGAGAGTTGTGTTGGTCTGGGGAGCGCAGACCTCAAAGACTACAACGATTCTCGCTGGCCTAGCGTATCGAGTAGCAGAGCGACCTTGCCCGGTCTTGTGGGTGATGCCCTCGGAACATCTAGCTCGATCATTTACAGAAACCCGCTGGCTTCCGATGGTGGATGATTGCCCAGCTCTAGCCAAAGAACGGCCAGAAAATACAGACCGAATAAAAATCCTAGAGCAACATTTCAAGCGATGCTCGGTCTGGTGGGCGGGAACAAGTGCCTCGGCTCTTTCTAGTCGCTCGATTGCGTTGCTCTGTATGGATGAGGTGGACAAGTTTCCAGAGCAAGCGGGGTCGGGGAGGGAAGCCAATCCGGTGCAGTTAGCAGAGGCACGAGTCAGCACCTACCCCAATCATTTAATCATAGCAACCAGCACCCCCACAACTGCCGACTCAATAATTTGGGCTGAATGGCAGAAGGGGGATATGCGCTTCTACTTTGTGCCTTGTCCCCATTGTGGATTAAAACAAAAACTAATCTGGGGGCAAGTGAAGTGGGATGAAGCCGCAAAGATTGAGGACGGCGTTTATGATTATGCCCTAGTTAAATCCTCGACCTACTACGAGTGCGAGGGTTGCAAGGGCAAGATTACAGACGGCCAGAAAACCAAGATGCTCCGAGAGGGTGAGTGGAGGGCAACCAATCCCAAGGGCGAACCAGCCAGACGCTCGTATCACCTGAACGGCCTATATGCTCCGTGGGTAACATTCGGTAGCTTGGCAGTTAAGTTCCTGCAAGATAAGCACAGCGGGATTATCGGCCTGCAAGATTTTGTGAATCGAGTCCTAGCCGAGCCTTGGATGGAACACGAATCAGAAAAGATGCAGATCGTTCCCGGTGCTTATAAGATGGGCGAGGTTCGGATGGGGGATAAGCTGATTATGAGTTGCGACATCCAAGAGGCGGGGGGCTTCCACGCTTGGTGTGTGGTTAGGGCTTGGGATTTAGAGGGCAAACCAAGGCTCGTGTGGGCGGGTAGGCTAGAAACTTGGGGAGACATAAAGGCAAAGCAAGATGAGTTTGGCGTTGAGGATAAATGCGTGCTAATTGACTCGGGCGATCAGACCAGAGAGGTATACCTAAACTGCTGTAAACAAGGCTGGGTGGCGTTGGTTGGCTCGGACAAAACCAGCTTCTCCGAGATCGTGAACGAGCAGAAGGTTCAAAGGCCATACGCTCGAATTGCAAATGGCGACCCTTTCTCTGGTAAGGCAGTTCAATCAAAGGCAGGATGGAAGTGGAAGCTCTGCCCGATTTGGCGATGGTCGAACCCATCAATCAAAGACATCCTTTCCCAACTTCTCAAAGAGGAGGGCTTTATCGCCCTAGATACGCCCGATGTTTGGAAGGTGCATATTGAGGCAGAGGTGAAGGTAAGGGTGAAGAATCCGATGACTGGCAGGGAAAGACTTGTGTGGAAGCAAGTCGGGAAGCATAATCATTTAATGGACTGTGAATGTATGAACATTGTGGGTGCGGCACTCCACGGACGGCTCAAAGTTTCCCCCGCAAGTTTGACAGAGGAGGTTGAGAATGGCGAAGGGTGATTTCATTGGGCTACCCCTTGCCACCCTAACTTCTCTGCGTGATAAGTATGTGACTTGTCTTGAGGCGATTGCGGTGGCTGGGTCTAGCTATTCGATAGCGGGACGCTCTTTTTCTAGGGCGAATCTTGGGGAAGTTCGTGACACAATCGCAGAGCTAACCCTTGCCATCCAGTCTGTCAACGGCACTCGTATCCGCACGACCTACGCCAACTTCTCGTGAAAAAAGCCCAACTAAACTTAATCGATAAAGCCGTTGCCTTTCTAAACCCGCAGGGTGCAGTTAATCGGATGATTGCACGGCAAAAGCTAGTCAATTTCTCTTACGATGCGGTCAAATACACAAGGGAACGCAAAGGGCCGAGTTCGCTTTCTGGTGCGGAAGATTATCGTTCCAACTATGACCGAGTAGAGTTGATGAAAAGGGCGAGGGACTTGGCAGAGAATGTTGGCCTTGTTCGCTCCATCCTTATGAAGTTTGCCAGCCATACTGCCGCAAACATTTCCTACCAAGCACGAACCGAGAACCCAGAAGTCAATACCGAGGTGGAGGCATATTGGGCAGAGTGGTGGGACAAGTGCGACATCTCCACAAGGCACACCGGCTCGACTCTGATGCAGGTGGCGATGATGTCGATGCTACGAGACGGAGATTTTTTGATAGTCCTCGTGAGAGACAAGGACGGAAACCTAAAGATTCAAGGCATCGAGGCAGATAGAGTGGGCGACCCATTCAAGGTTTATACAAGCCTAGATTTGATCGGTGGAATCCATATTGATCGGGATACTGGTGCGCCGAGTGCCTACGATATTTACAATCGAAGCATTGGCGATTTCTACACCTACCAAGCAACCATCCCCGCAAGCCAAGCCTTTCACCTATTCGACCCGCTACGCATCGACCAGTACCGAGGAGTCTCCGCTTTTCATACGGCCATAAACGACTGCACGGACATTTACGATATCGTGAACTTTGAGAAGATGGCGGCACGAGTTGCCTCTTCTCAATCCGCAGTTGTTCGAAGGAATAACAACAATGCCTCCGATCTCTCCACGCTCACAAACGATGAGAATGTTAATGGTGATACTATCAAGCTAGAAGCGATTGAGTCGGGCAAAATCTCCTACCTAGAACCGGGTGAAGATATTGTGTTCCCCGATGGGCCGAGCCGTCCCTCTGGTGCGTTCGCAGAGTTCCACAAGATTCTTCTCCGCAATATCTGCCTTGGCCTTGGCATCCCTTACAGTTTCGCCGTTGACCCATCTGCTATGTCTGGCCCGACTGCAAGACTTGAGATGCAACAAGCAGGGCGCACTTTCCGCAGATACCAAAAGCTCATCGATGACAAGGTTCTGCGACCAATCAAAAACATCGTGATTGCCGATGGAGTAGCAAGAGGATTGATTGANAACAATGTTGGGACAAGAACGACNANGGGNATNTTCAATTTCGGGGCGAATGTCTCTATTGATTTGGGGAGAGAATCAGCATCGGCTATCTCCGAGTTCAAGACCGGCCTCCGCACAGCCGCCGACATCTACGCTGAGAGAGGCCAAGATTTTGAAAGTGCTATGCGTCAAAGGGCGATTGAGGCCAAGCTGATTAAAGACTTGGCAGAGAAGTATGGCGTAGCCCCAGAGACAATTTCCGATATTGTTACGCCTACACC